CTGTTCTTACTGATAGATTTACAAGATATGGTTTAGCCAGTTTAGTTCCTAGGATTAAACAGTTGGCTATTAGTGGAGCCAGTGAATCTACAATTACTCTCCAACTACAAGAATCAGAAGAATATAAAACACGTTTTAAGGCTAATCAGGACCGTATTAAAAAGGGTCTTAGAGTTTTAGACCCTAGCGATTATCTAAACATTGAAGATGATTACCGTCAGATTCTTAGAGCCTATGGTCTTAAGCAGTTTGATACTGATGCTTATGTCCAGCAGTTTATTGCTAATGACATTGCAACTACAGAATTATCTAATCGTGTAGTTACTGCAGTTCAACGAGTACAGAACGCTGACCCAGCAATTTTGGCTACCCTTCGTGGCTATTACGGCATTAGTGATAACGACTTAGTTGCCTATGTTCTTGACCCTAATCAACAATATCAAAAGATTGAACGTCAGGTTGCAGCAGCCGAAATCGGTGCAGCAGCAGGGCTGCAAGGTCTTACCGCTGGAGTTACTGTGGCTGAGCAATTGGCTGCACAAGGTATTACTAAAGCACAGGCTCAAAAGGGTTATGCAACTATTGCAGACATTCTACCTACGGCTGAAAAACTATCTGATATTTACAAGGGTACTTTAGATGAGTACCGTCAATCAGAGGCTGAACAAGAAGTATTTAATACCCTTGCATCAGCACAACGTAAGAGACGTGCACTTGCAGAGCGTGAAATAGCAGCCTTTGGTGGCGCTAGTGGTTTAGGCAAGACTGCGCTAGACCAAGCAGCAAGAGGTACATTCTAGATTCCCGACGTGGACCAACCAGCCCCACGCGGTGTATAAGACTGGTAGCAAGAGCCAGCCTGTCAACCCCTGGACAGAACTGTGGCTTGCGACTAACTAACGATAGAAAGGGTGGTTGCTATGAGCAACAACTACTGGGATGAAGAAGACGACGAACAAGATACACCAGACCATCAACTCTCTGGCGATGACTTAGTTAAAAAACTAAGAAAAGCCAAGCGTGCTGATGAGAAGCGTATCAAGGAACTTTCCGAACAACTTGAAGGATTCCTCAAGGAGAAGAAGGAAAAGACCGTCGCAGAAGTCCTAGCAAAAAAGGGAGTAAACGCTAAGGCTGCAAGACTTATTTTGAAAGATGTGCAGGAAGCCACTGAGGAGTCTATTGACTCTTGGCTCCGTGATAACGGAGATTTAATTGGCTACAACCCACAGGTTCAGAATGAAGATACGCAGCAGAATCTTGCGACTTTGCGTCAGCAAGACATTCTTACCCAAGGCGGTATTGCTCCAGACAAAGCCGTAGATTTAGAGCGACAACTAGAAAATGCCGACTCTATTGATGATTTAATGAATCTTCTACGCAATTCCTAATCCGTTCATAGTCACTTGGAGGTGACAACTCAATGCCTAACGCATATACCGATACTGGTGCCTCCTCACTCGGAGGTTCCGTTGGTGGTGCAGGTCTAGTACAGAAGGCGTATGACCGTCTTCTAGAGTTTGCTCTCCGTTCAGAACCACTACTTCGTTCTGTCGCAGACAAACGTCCTGCTCGCCAAGCATTCCCAGGTTCAACCGTTGTTCTACAACGCTACGTTGACCTTGACCCAAAGACCTCTACTCTATCTGAGACAACAGACCCAGATGCAGTAGCGCTCACAACCCCAACTTCCGTCACTATTACTCTTAATGAGTACGGTAACGCAGTTCTCGTAACCCGCGCTCTTGAGTTATTCTCACTCGCAGATGTAGACCCAGCAATTGCAAATATCATTGCATACAACCTTGCTGATTCTATTGATGATGTTGTGTCAACAACTCTTATTGGCGGAACAAACGTAATTTACGGTGGTGCTCGTACTTCTACAGCAACCATCACTGCATCTGATACGATTGACTCAGCAGACATCCGCAAGGCTGTTGCTAAGTTGCGTGCAAATAAGGCTAAGGCTCGCCGTGGCTCTTATTACTGGTGCGGTATTCACCCAGAAGTTTCACACGACCTTCGTGCAGAAACTGGAAATATGGGCTGGAACTTCGTCCACGCACAAACTGCACCTGCTGCAGACAAGATTTGGGCTGGCGAAATCGGAGACTACGAAGGTGCATTCTTCGTTGAATCTTCACGTATCCCATCTGCTAAGGATGGTGCAGACCAGACCGCTCTTGCTACAACTACACCTACTGTAAACGGCGCTTCTGCTGGCTTCACAGTTGGTGTTTCTTCTACTTCAGTAATTGCAACACGTGCTGAAGTTGGAGACAAGATTGCTGCAACAGGTATTGCTTCTGGTACCAAGATTACTGCTATTAGCACATCTGGTTCAACCACAACCATTACTGTAGATACAGCATTTACTGCTGCAGTTACAACTACTCTTACTGTAACTCCAGTAACCCGTGTATTTGATACTCTCCTCTGCGGACAGCAAGCACTTGCTGAGGCTGTTGCAGAAGAACCACACATCGTTATCGGAAACGTAACCGATAAGTTGATGCGCTTCCGCCCAATGGGTTGGTACGGCGTACTTGGCTTTGCACGTTACCGTGAAGAAGCGTTGTATCGTATTGAAACTGGTTCTTCAATCGCTGCTCTCTAGTTGATTGACTCTGGGGGATAGGGCAACCTATCCCTTTGGGGTGAGTTCACTAGGAGGACTTATGACTAATTGGTTATTTAAAACACCAACAGTAGAAGAAGGACCTGCTGGTCAGTCTCGTCTATTTCATTTCTACAAGATAGACCGCGGTATAACTATTGTTAGAGATACCGATGGTGACTATGCACAGGTTCGTTATCTACAAGATAGTGACTATGCAACATATCCTGAGATTTATCAGGGTGGCTATAACCATACTGTAGATGATGCTACTAAAGCAGCGCTTATTGCTGGCAATGTAGGAGTAACAGAAAGTAACTTTACTGCACTATGAAGCACTGGGAATACCATCCAGAGTATGTAGATGGCTGCTTTGGATGCAAGGGGATGAGCGTTCAGATGAACGCAGGTGATGCTGATAGTCGGCGCAATATGCCGAATAAAGCATTTAACGCAGAATTGAATGCCTATAAAGAGGCTAGAGCCCAAGGCATTCAGCCAAATGGAACTTCTATGGCGAAGATTCAAGAGGCAGTCAAGGCTAGTGAAGTATTAGGTAAGCCGTATAACGGCAACAAGATGCCACCAGCCAAGTCAATCAACAAACAAACAGCAGCAGTGATGAAAGAAATAGGAGCATAACTATGCCAATGGTAAATGGAAAGAAGTTCCCTTACACAGCAAAAGGCAAGAAGGCAGCCAAGTCTTACGCTATGGGCGAGAAGATGGAATCAAAGGCTGAAAAGAAAATGGAAATGAAGATGGGCGCTAAAAAGATGGCAGCCAAGAAAATGAAGAAGGCTGCTTCTAAGAAGAAGAAGAAATAACTATGCCAGGCAGAATTAGACCAGGTATGACAGCCAAGGAAATCAAACAAAAGAATGCTGCTGCTGATGAGAAAAAGTCTCAGATGGCAGAAGATTTATTTCAGAAGATGATGGACCAAGGCAAAGTAACCCCTGGCAATATCCGTAAGATTAAAGAACAGATTGCTAAAAAGACTGGTGCCTACCCGTTAGGAGCAACCAACTGATGAAAGCAAAAAAAGGAATGGGATTCAAAAAAGCCCAATCACAAATTGCCAAAAAACAGGGTATCTCTATGGAGCGTGCAGGAGCAATCCTTGCGGCTGGTGCTCGGAAAGCCTCAGCAGCAGCCAAGAAGAAGAACCCAAACCTCAAGAAGGTTAAAGGCAAGGCTAAGAAGAAGTAATGTCATCAGGAAAATACAAACCGCACCGCGGATTTAATTCTGTTCAAATCAAAGACGGCTACGTGGTGCGGTTAAACAAGAATGGAACAGTAAGAGCAGTACTAGGAAAGTATGGGGAATATGGCAAAGAAAGCGGACCCAAGGCTTAAGAGGGCTGGTGTATCTGGTTTTAATAAACCAAAGCGTACGCCTAATCACCCAACTAAAAGCCATATCGTAGTCGCCAAGTCAGGCGACCAAGTTAAAACAATCCGATTTGGTGAGCAAGGCGCTAAGACAGCAGGTGCTCCGAAGGCTGGAGAGTCAGACCGTATGAAGAAGAAGCGTGCATCTTTTAAGGCACGTCATAGTAAAAATATTGCTAAGGGCAAGATGAGTGCAGCCTACTGGGCAGACAAGGTGAAGTGGTGAAGAAAGCATTCTGGGATAAGAAGAACCCAAAGAAGACATCTAAAAAATTAACACCAGCACAAAAGGCTGC